ATTTGCTTGTAAAGTTCCATAGGGATTAAGAAATCCACTAGGTACTCTCCACTGTAATGGTTGTTGTACTAATGTCACAAAATCCTGTCCTCCTGCTTGTGCTTGGACGAATTGAGCTACAACATTATTTGCTGGTGCTGGAGTTTGTCCTTCTTCCAAAACTGGTGATGACAATCTTACAGTATACCTAACATGTAATTCTCCTATTGATGTTCCAACTAACACTCCTTGTGTTGCAAAAAATAAATTTCCAATATCATACAATTTTATATCTGCCCCTCCTGGTAAATTTTCTTTTCTAATAAAATGTCCATCATTTCCTAATTTCTTTAAATATTTTCTTGGTATTTTTAGGGTCATATTTTGACATGGCATACAATCTACATGTGGTTCCGAACTTTCCATATCACGTTTAGTTACTGGGGCAGCGTCAGATGCATCTGGATCAAAATACATCATTACTTTTCCTGTTTTTCCTCCATCCGCAAATTCACTTACTGAGTGTCTAAAATAAAATTCTACATCAGTAAATTCATATTTTTCATAATTTTCTGCTAATTTTCCACCCCATGCAAACACAGCTTTTTGACCTATATTTACTGCATATTTTTGAACAGTGAAAACTCCATCTGGATCAGGTTCAATTTCTCCAATATACTCATCATTATGCACGTTAGTATCTCTTGAATTCATCTGTCTATTTCTAACAGAACCATTATTAATTGTCCCATTATTTTCTCTTCTAACACCACCATTCTTCTTTTTTCGATTTCTTTTTCGTTTTTTAGGTTGAGGTCCACCTGCCATTACAAATGTTGTGTTATTTCCTTTTGGTAAATTACCAAATAATTTTTGTTGCGCTTGCTGACCCTGAGGGTGAGGTTGGACGCGCTTCCATACCTTCTTTTGTTTTTTCAAACCTCTACGGTTCATTTTTATGCTGCTTATTAATCTTTCTTCCGTCTCAGCATAACCTTGTGTTGCTACATAAGCAACATCTCTACCAATATATAATTGAGCTATTATCATATCAGTATGTATTCCACATTTGGCATCACACCATTCTGGATTTGTAATCTCTACTTTATCAAATTTTATTATTAACCAATTAGCTAAATCTCTTGCAAATTTTCTACACTCATAATCTGACCAACTATTTATCATGAAACCTCCTACCCGTTGTAGAGCTAACGCGGGAGTTTGTTTCTTTTTCTCTGAATACAATAACGATTTCAT